ATCTGGATTTGCAGAAGTACTTAAGAATGTAGAAGGATACTTGGCTGCAAATCCAGATAAGGCAATACAGAACATAAGAAAACAGGTAGCTAAAGCTATTGGTGATGTTAGAAAGGGTGGAGACCTAAAAAAGTTAAATAGAATGACTCAACAGTTAAAAAAGATCTCATCTATTGGAGGATTTAAAACAATAATTCCAAGTGAAGGTCTGGTTTTTATATATAAAGGTAATACATACAAGTTAACGGGAGCATTTGCACCTGTTAATCAAATAACAGGTATGATGACGTTTTAGGAAAGGTTATGAAGAAAAATATAAGTGAAGCTAAAGTTCAGAGAATGAGAAATATAGTCAAAGGAGACTATACAAAGTCCGTAAAAACGCAAGTAGGATATACTAGAGATTTAGAACGGTCTGAAGGCGATGTTTGGGAAGATGGTAACAAAATTTGGACAATTAAAAATGGTATAAAGCAAACCATATCAAAAATGCAAAAGGTAAGAGATTTTATTAATATGCCTTTATGTTGTCCAAGCTGTGGCGGAATAATGAAAGGCCAATTTGATAAGCACCATTGGAAAATAAATAAAAAGTGCTTAAGTTGTGTAACTTTAGAAGAGCAACAAATGCGAAATAATGGAACTTATGACGAAAAAAGAAAGGAATTATTTAAACTTTCAAAAAATTCAGAAATATCAGATATAGTAGAACAATTTAACGAATGGATAGATAGTAATCCAACTTTTGTAACAGAACTAGGAGAAATAGAAGACTGGGACGGAGGACTAAACAAGGCAGAGATAAAGGCAAAGTTTAAAAAGGAACTATTAGATTGGAAAAACTACTTAAAGGATATGTAACCTTATATTTATATGATATAGGTCCACAAATAGGGAAATAAAAATGGCAAGACTGACAAATGAGCATCTTCATAGTGATATTAAGCTTGTAAAACAAGACTTAGAATACGTTAAAGAGAATCAAGAAAGAATGAGAGAAGATCTTTCTATGATAAAGAAAAAGCTTCTTAATCCAGATGATGGAGCGGTTGCAAAGGTAAACAAGAATACTGCCTTTAGAAAAAATGCGCAAAGAACCTTATGGTCTATATGGATAGCGCTAATTGGTATTATTAGTAAAATGATATTTTGGGATTAATTATGAAAAAAGAAAGACTAAAAGAAATAATTAGTGAAGAAGTTCTAAACATGGTAGAAGTTTCAATGACCCGTAAGTTTAGAAAGGCTGTAGAAGAATTGCAAAAAGTTCAGCTTGCACAGCAACAATTAAGAAAAAAGTTTGTGGCTGAAAAAGATCCAAAAAAGAAAGAAAAACTTAAACAAGATATTATTAAACTACACAAGGTTGTTCAGAAGGCTGAACTAGAATTCAATCAGGCTATAAAGTCTGAACCTGTAGAATTAGATGAAGGCATATTAACTGAAGATGTTTGGAAAAGCTTTCAAGGAGATATACCTGGATCTAAAATAGAAACAGCTCATAATACAGAAAACAGAAAGTCAGTTCAAGCAAGAAAAACAGATAAAGTATGGGATGATGGAGTTCCTGTTTTAAAATATATAGCAAGAGCACCTAAAAAGCCTTCACCATTGCCAAAAGGAAAATTTAAGATTATAGAAGATTCAAAATATGGTTGGTGGTATTATCAAGTTGGAAGAACATGGTATGGAATCCAACAAAAAGACTACGGTACACCTCCATTCGAATACTAAAAACGGAGAATAGTTATGAGTATATTAACAAAGTTATTTTCAGGTGGTGCAGCAGACCTAGTAAAAGGAGTAGGAGGAGTTATAGATAACCTACATACTTCTAAAGAAGAAAAGCTGGCAGCTGAACAGAAAATAAAAAAACTTATTGCACAATACGAAATAGAGATGGAAAAGAATATCACTGATCGCTGGAAAGCTGATATGAATAGTGATTCTTGGTTATCTAAAAATGTAAGACCTTTGGTATTAATATTTCTAGTAGTGTGTACGGTTCTTATGATATTTATAGACGCAGGAACAATTGCATTTCAAGTCGAAGACAAATGGACAGATCTTTTACAGTTAGTACTTATTACAGTTATAGGTGCATACTTCGGTGGTAGAAGTTTTGAAAAGAGAGGAAAGAAATAGCATTTTTTAGTTTTTTGTTGTTGTAAATATATATTTATATATATGAGACAAAAACAATCTCTTAAACAGATAATCAAACAAGAATATACTAGATGTGCATCCGACCCTGTATACTTTATGAAAAAGTATTGTCAGATTCAACATCCAACTAGAGGTAGAATACCTTTTAAGTTATATCCATTCCAAGAACATAGTTTAGAAGATTTATCTGCAAATGACTATAATATTATATTAAAGTCTAGGCAGCTTGGTATATCTACGCTATCTGCAGGATATTCTCTTTGGTTAATGTTATTTCAAGAGGATAAAAATGTACTTGTAATTGCAACAAAACAAGAGGTTGCAAAAAACCTTGTAACTAAGGTTAGGGAAATGCACAATTATTTGCCTAGTTGGTTAAAAGGTACTACTGTTGAAGATAATAAGCTTTCATTACGATTTAAAAATGGTTCACAAATAAAGGCAGTTTCTAGTTCTGGTGATGCAGGTAGATCTGAAGCACTATCACTTCTAGTAATAGATGAAGCAGCATTTATTGATAAGATCGACGAAATATGGGCTTCAGCACAGCAAACACTTGCAACAGGTGGAAAGGCAATAATTCTTTCAACACCAAATGGTACAGGTAATTTCTTTCATAAGACATGGGTAGCGGCAGAGGAAGGTAGAAATAAGTTTAATACTATTAGGCTACATTGGAGTTTACATCCTGAACGAGACCAAAACTGGAGAAATGAACAAGAACAATTATTAGGAGCAAAAATGGCTGCTCAAGAATGTGATTGTGATTTTGTTTCATCAGGTAATACTGTAATAGAAGGTCAAACAGTTCAATGGTATAAAGATACCTATATGCAAGAACCAATTGAAAGAAGAGGTAGAGATGGAGAATATTGGGTATGGGAATATCCAGATTATTCAAAGGATTATATGGTAATAGCTGATGTAGCTAGAGGAGATGGTACTGATTATTCTACTTTTCAGGTAATGGATATAGATAATGTAACACAGGTTGCAGAATTCAGAGGTCATTTAACACCTAAGGATTTTGGTAATATGTTAGTGACTGTGGCAACCGAATATAACGAAGCTTTATTGGTAATAGAGAACGCAAGTGTAGGATTTGGTGCAATTCAAAGTGCAATAGATAGACAGTATAAGAATCTATATTATACATATAAACAAGACGGCGTAACAGACGCAACAACGCAAATACAAAAAGGTTATGATTTAAAGGATAAAAGTCAAATGACTCCAGGTTTTACAACATCTAGTAAAACCAGACCACTTTTAATTTCGAAACTTGATATTTATTTTAGAGAAAGATCGCTAATCGTCAGGTCAACTAGGCTGTTAGACGAGCTAGCTGTATTTATTTGGAAAGGACATAGAGCAGAAGCCCAAAAAGGATATAATGATGACCTAGTTATGGCATTAGGTATTGGACTTTGGGTAAGAGACACTGCTCTCAAGCTTAGAAATGACGGTATAAATTTGAGTAAAAATGCCATTGACAATATAGGTAGAAGTGATGGATTATATACTCAAAATGATACACATAAGGATTGGAAATGGGATACTCCAGGCGGTGGAGAAGATTTGACGTGGTTAATTAAATAGGGAAAATAAAATGGCAGACAAAACATTATTTGGAAGACTAAAAAAGATTCTAGGGCAATCAGCTGTAGTTAGAAGAGTTGGTGATAATAAGTTAAAAGTAATAGATCCAGCAAGAGCACAATCAGCGGGTAATTTAGAAACAAACATGTTAGTGGATAGATATAATAGACTCCACTCAACTCCTGGTGGTAGTGGTGTTTATGACCCTAGCCAAGGATTCAATCAACTTAGAAATGAATTATTTAAAGATTATGAGGCAATGGATAATGATTCTATAATCTCAGCAGCCTTAGATATTTACGCAGATGAATCTACACTTAAAAATGAGTTTGGCGATATATTAGAAATTAAAAGCGGTAAGAAAGAGATACAACAAATATTACATAATCTTTTTTACGACGTGTTAAATGTTGAATTTAATTTATATCCTTGGATTAGAATGATGTGTAAGTATGGAGACTTTTACCTGCAATTACATATTGTTGAAAAATTAGGAGTTGTTGGATGTAATCCTCTTTCTCCATACGCAGTTGCAAGACAGGAAGGTATAGACCCACAAAGACCAGAAGCTGTAGAATTTGTATATGATGAAACATTCGGTGGAGTTGTAGGTTCTTATGGTAGAACTAAGAATGGAAATAAGATATTTGAAAACTATGAAGTTGCACATTTTAGACTTTTACAAGATACAAACTTTTTACCATACGGAAAGTCTATGATAGAACAACCAAGAAAAACTTGGAAACAACTAACTCTTATGGAAGATGCAATGATGATTCATAGAATTATGAGAGCACCACAAAAAAGAGCATTTAAGATAGATATAGGAAATATTCCACCTGCAGAAGTTGATGGTTACATGCAAAAAGTAATTAATAAAATGAAGAAGGTACCTTATTTAGATAAGAATACTGGTGAATATAATATGAAATTTAACATTCAAAACATGATTGAAGACTTTTATTTGCCTGTAAGAGGAGGAAACTCTAATACTTCTATTGAAGATATAGGTGGTTTAGAATGGACAGGTGTTGATGATGTCGAATATTTAAGAAATAGAATGATGGCAGGACTTAGAGTACCTAAAGCATTTTTAGGTTATGATGAAAATGTAGAAGGTAAAGCTACATTGGCCGCAGAAGATGTTAGATTTGCCAGAACTATTGAAAGAATACAAAGAATATTTGTTTCTGAATTAACTAAAATTGCAATAGTACACTTATATTCACAAGGATATACAGATGAAGACCTTGTAGACTTTAGTTTGACTTTAACAAATCCTTCAACTATAGCAGAACAGGAAAAACTAGATGTGTTTGACAAAAAAGTTTCTCTTGCAGATGCTATAAAGAGTAACAAAATGTTATCTGAAGATTGGGTATATGAAAATATATGGAAGATGAGCAAGGATGAAGTAGAACTTGAAAGAGAAAAAGTTATTGAAGATATTGTACAAGTCTACAGACAAGATATGATTCAGCAAGAAGGTAAAGACCCTGCAAAAGGAGAAGACGAAATAGCTGAAAAAGTAAAAAATAAAAATAGAGCAACGCTATCAGCTTCAGGAGACACAAGAAAAACAAGAGGCGGTAAAGATGATAGTGATGTAGGTAGGCCTGAAGAGGATGTAGATTATGGAACTCAAAGAGCTCCAAGAGGAAGAGACCCATTAGGAAATGAAACAAGAACTCGAGATGTAAAGAATAGAGATAGAAGTATTAAGTTTGCTGCAAAGGAAGTAGTAAATATGTTGAGAAATGATAAGAAAGTTGCTCTAAATGAAAAATCTATGCTAGATGAGAACAATCTGTTGTCAGAAGAGGATACAAAGGAGTAATTAGATATATTTATATAAGAGATAAAGTATAAGTAGAAGGGCATAAAATGGCTAAACATTCTAAAGTAAAAAATACAGGTATCTTGTTTGAACTTTTAGTTCGACAGATAACGACAGATACATTAAATGGCGTTGAAAAGTCTCCGGCTATATCAATAGTTAAGGAGTTTTTCGGAAATGGTAAGAATACTACTATAAAGAAAGAGTTGCATCTATATAGACTATTATTAGGAGAAAAATATAATAACTCCAGAAAAGCAGAAGTAGCTATAGATACTATATTAAGGGAACGATTAAAATTAAGTGCATCTCAGTTAAGAAGAGAAAAATATAACTTAATTAAAGAGATAAAGAACAACTATAATTTAGATGAGTTCTTTAAGGCAAAATTAGGTAAGTATAAAATAAACGCCGCGATATTTACACTTTTTGAATCTTCTACAAAATCTTTCCAAAACCCAAAACTAACACTAGATTCTAGAAATAATATTGTAGAATATCTATGTGGAAATTCTGATAATAATTCAAGTGTTGACACTGTTGTAGAAGCATTTAGGCGTGAAGATAAAGATTTAAGACTTTTGGCATATAAAGTTTTAGTTGATAAATTTAACTCTAAGTATAGCAAGCTAGATGAATCTCAATCAGAAATACTTAGAGAATATATTAACAATATATCAAACACAGAAAGCCTCAGAAGAAAGCTTCAAAAAATAGTTGCAGAACAATTAAAGCAACTTAGTCGAGATTTAAGCAAGGTTGAAGATAGCGTAGTTAAGATAAAACTTAAAGAAGTTGCAAAGCTATTAAAGGTTTCTATTGTTGGAAAAAGAAAAATTGACGAGAAAAAAATACTAAATGTACTAAGGCTATCTGAGCTTGTAAATGAGGTAAAAAATGTCACTAAATAAAACTATTGATGAATTAGTTGACCTATATCTCGACGAAGAATTAGATGAGATTAGTGTAGCAGCAAATGCTGGTCACTATGATACACCAATGGCATTTACAGGTGGTAAAGCAAAGTATGAAAAGAAAAGAAAAAAGCGTGCAACTGCCGCTGGATATACTTTAGCTAAAAAGAAAAAGAAGCCTGTTTTTTACGGTGCAAAATATAAAAAGACTAAACCACTAGGAGAAGCTATGAAACATTCAGAAATAATTTCAGAAATATTTGGATTAAATTATCCTTCTTTTAAGAAAGATGATACTAAAAACTCTAGACAAAAAGTAAATGGAGCTATTAAGGAAATAAATAAAAGACTTTTTGAGATAGAGCGAATAATTGGTAGAGCGACTAAACTTAAAAAAGAAGCTGGTGTTTCTAAAGATAACTATTGGAAATCAAGTACTCCTAGAATGAAAAAAATAGCAGAAAGACTTTTAAAGGTTTCTCACAAACTCAGAGAATTATCAGCATAATGAGTGAGAAGAAGAAAATAAAAGAAGAGCTATCAAAAGAAGATCTTAAAGATATACGAAAAGCTATTAGAATTGAAATAGCAAGAATATTCTTTGATTTATATAGAAAGCGTGGTACTTGGAACCAAGTTTAGGAGAATATTATGTATAATTTTACATGGCAAATGTGGAGTAATAGACCCGAAAATAAAAAGCTAATTTCTGAAAACATGGAAAAAGCTAAAAAGAAGTTTAATAGAGAAAAGTTTTTGTGGGAAGAAAGAACTAAGCACCTACAAAATCAACATCGAGTTACAAATAATTAAGAGGAGATAATATATGTCTTATGTAGGAAAATCAACTTTGAAAGGATACTTCAATGCAGGAGATGTGCCAACTGAAGCAAATTTTGCAGACTTAGTAGATTCTTGTCATCAAGGACATGGTTCATTTCAACTTGTTGCTTCTGAATCTGCAGATACTGCAATAACTGGTGATGGAAATGCTGTAGGTGGTATTATTCATCTAGCAGATCAAGGTACATTTGAAAATGAGTTTGTTTTAAAACTACCAGAAGCTTCAAC